GTTGTATAAAAGCCACAGACACACAATGAAAACACTGCTATAATAAACACACATTGTTAAACAAACAGGAGGCAGACAATGGAAGACACTAACAGAATTGATTTTGATTACTCGCATGTGGATCAGGAATGGCAAGGCGAATATCGTAGAACACAAGATATGGCTCTTGTGATCAGCACTTACCTTATTGAAAATATCCGTGCTGATGATCTAATAGAAGAACAAGTTTACAATCCAGACAACAAAGAAACACACTTGATTGATGCTTGGGGTTCTGGATTGAACATGAACTGCTGGACACAAACACATCAGCGTTGCTTGTTGGCATCTTACTTGGCCACTTATGGTGCTTACAAGATGGCCAGTTGTGATTTAGGACCAAATGATTACGAAATCCTAGTTGATCTTAAAGAAGAAGCGGATTACGATGTATATCGTTTTTGTAATGCACTGTATGGTCGTGGTGTTAAAGATTATACTGAATCAGTTCAATTTTATCTTGGATTAGTGATTGCTTGGTTTGAACAAGAATACAGTGAAAAGAATCCAGAATGGTCAAAAGAACTAACTTGGAAGAAATTAAAAAGGAACTGAAATGAAAATAAGAGTTAGAACAAGTGTTGCGATAGACACATGGTTTGATACAGATACTGTATCTGAGGAAATCAGCCCTGAAAATCATCTTGAAGAGGCTGCCTGGCAGGTTGCAGAACGATTAGAAGAATTACTTGATACTACAGAATTCAAATACATAGAAGAAATTAGAGATCCCAAAGTATATGATGAATTAGGTAAGCAAATATATTAAAACCTAAAGCCTCCAAGTTTAAGGGTTTTGGCCCAGTTGAGAGAGTCTGGGCTTTTTCATGACAGATCAGGCCCACCAACTCACACAACGGAAACTAAATCAATTTTTTCAATGCTAAATAAAGTTATGGAAACAAAAACTAAAGTCAAAGTGTCAAGCCGTGGTGGTGCCAGACCTGGTGCTGGTCGCAAGCCTGGCGTAAAGAATTCAGTAACTATTGCAGACTTATTGTTGGCAATAGACAAAAGCACAGGCTTGCCCTATGTGGACCTATTGGCCCAAGACTTTCAACAGGCACGTGCCAACAATGACAATGGCCTAGTTCAAAAGTATCATCAATTGATTATGAACAAGGTCAGTGCCACATTGACCAGTGTGGAAGTATCAGACAATCAAGACGCTGTGGAGGCTAAGAAGACAGCGTTNAGTGACGCACTGGCAGCCATTCAAGCGTTGACCAATGTAAACAACAGTTCAAAATGAGCCAAGTTAAACCTCTTAATCAAATCCCTCTACATGAGAGTAATGTGTCAACACATGACAAGGGTGACAAGGGTGTCATTGTNTGCCACAGTAAACATAGAGCTCAGCACAGTCAACACTATCACAAAGTAGTTGCCAGTGACAGCCCACGCTTTATGGACAGTGGAGCTAGTGGTGTCAAAAAGATCAGTAAATTAAACCCCAATAACTATAGTCCAGAAGTGACTAGCTATCCAGGACTAGCCAACTAAATGCTGACTTAAGCCAACACTAAATAATATAAACACACAGACTATTATGCCACTAATCAAATCCGCAAAACCCTCAGCATTTAGCAAGAACATTGAAACTGAAATGCATGCGGGCAAACCACAAAAGCAGGCTGTTGCAATCGCGTACAGTGAGGCACATGCTGCCAAACAGGGTAAACAAACTAAACAAACTAAACATGTGGAGCACCCACATCACAGTGCACACAGTGACTCAAGAAGCAAACACTACCATAGTAACACAATTGAACCCAACGCAGTTCGCCCCTCACATACTATGGCAACAAAATTAGATAACAAACCACAGAGCATGGAAGATGTCAGCGAAATGGTTAGCAACAAAGGAATGGACTAATGACTAAGTCAACAAAGGGTGTGTATAACCTAAACCCCACAAGTATGGTTATGAAGCAGGGCTCACGTGAATCTAGAATGGAAGCAAGCAAGCCCGCACGTAAAGTTCACAATTCTAGCAGTGTGCCAGAAGCACACGAGGTTGGTGCTGACGTTGAATGCACTGAATGTGATGACTTAAGTCACCCAGCTATGCAGACAAGACACAGTCATCCTAAAAACATCAATCATGCAGATGGTAGACAGCATGAAGACATGCATCACGCAGTCAAACAAATGAAGGGTTAAACCAAAATGAAACAGACAAAAAACACAAAGAATACAACGTTAAGCCGTGGAGCATCAAACACTATGCATAAGCTTCAAGGCGTTAGTCACAGCACTGCACGTGTAAGCCAACGTGGCGATGGTGCTGACTTTGCTTTTAATGGACAAATGGGCGACGGCGTTAACAAACGTCATGGTGGTGAAGACGGGTGCATGAATCCACATGCACACATGGTTAAGAACCCAGACCGTATCAATCATGGTTTAATTGACTCCAACCGTAAAGGCAATGCATCTGACAGTCATGCAGATCGTATGAACAGTGTGGGACCAAGTGTTACACGTGACTCCAATAGAATGACTATTGCCACTGCCAGTCAGGGACACCCAGTAACTGCACACAAAGAAGCTAAACGTTTTAAAAACCCTGATGCTATCTATATGTCAAAGGCAGAGAGATAATGAGTGCACATTACATATCACGTGGTGAACCCATAGCAATTACAGCTTCAACCACAACCACAACCTCATATCAAAATCTAGACAGCATTGGCAGTTTGGACATAGTAGTGCCCACAGGTGGTACTCCAGTTAAAGTCTCAGTATTCCAAACTGGTGGCACAAGTCCTGGCAACATAGTTGTACCTCCTGGTGAGAGTAAAGTTACTGCACCTTTGGGCCCTTCTGGTGTGCCCGCAAACTGTACTATATTAGTCACAGCCATTTACGGCAGTGGCAACGTTTACATTACACCAATTGCTTCACTGCCCCTTTAAGGAAACATCATGAGAGAATATCACNGTAAAGTTTACATTGAAAAAGAGTCGTCAGCAGAAGGTATGGACACACGTCTTGCTGGTTTTGCTCGCAATCCACATGCACGAGACAATGTCAACGTGGCACAGGGACCACGTACTGGCAATGAAGGTGCACACAAACAAAAGCGTGGTGCCTTCCTAGACTCCAAAGCAGAACGTTATGCATTAAGCGATCAGATTGATCGTGCATTTGCGGGTCGTGAAGCAGAGTTGACTGCCAACCCTGGTCTACATGAAGTTCATGGCAGTGGTGGCATTGACAGCAACAGTCAAATCCGTCGCTTTGCAGCACGTAAAAATAAATACAAAGACTGATCTATTCAGTCGCATTGNAGCTGTGCCGCCAGGGCATCAATGGCATTTTCCTTTAATTTCAATCTATTACTGGCGGCAATTTTATTTTATTAAAAGGTATTAGATATGGCAACTAAAAAAACTGTTGGGCTAACAGCTCCANAACCCCCTGTAGAAAATCNCGCACACACAGAACCCCTATACGATCTTGAAGGTTTGCAAACAGACTTTCCCACAGCCAAGGAGCTGGAAAAATTTGTGTTTGACCAAACTGGTTACACTCTGCAGTTAAAGGGTCGTTCAAACAAATTCAAATATGAAACTGCCATGGCAGTACTCAATGGTGCTACACCAGATGCAGTATTGTTNGGCACAGAAAATCCCTACTTGGACAAAAATGACTTGGTGCCCACAGAGCCCATGAAACCAATTCCTCCAAGACCCCTTCACATTCGCAGTCATGTGCCTGTGACTCAGTTTCAATGTGACACGTTTCCGCATCCAGATCCCAGTTGGAGTGCTACAGGACAAAAATGCAGCGTGCTATTTAAAAAGTATGTGGACAACACCATCACTTATGAGATCATGGGACCAATTGCACAACGTGCAGTGGGTGAACGTGTAAACAAATTTGGACAAAAGGTTCCAGAGAAGTATGAGTGGGTGGATGCACGTACAGGTGAACAGGTAATGGTATGGCCCAGTGGTGAAGTAACTCCCATTGGCACACGACTAAAAAACTTCATGACCAAAATGAAGATTGGTAACAGTACACAATGGGAAACTTGGATTGACCGTGACTTTGTTATTGGTGGTGACGCTGCCGCTGCACTAGATAATCCTTGGAACATCTAATTGGCCAACTTTGCCCCACGTCGCAAATTGGTCAAACCCACTATTCCATCTGCACCTGTCGCCAATCTCTATCCCACTGCACCTGATCCAAATCAGGATGCGAGTTCTTGGAATATGACTGGATTGGCAGCAGATTTGGACGCAATGGTTCAGGACACCAAAATAATGCAAAAGGTCAATGGTGCACACCTAGATGCTTTTGAACAACGTTATCCTCGTCAAGTCGCACACTGCCTACGCATGACAATGGAACGCATACAACGCAGTTTGGAAAAGCGTGATCTTGAAGATCCCTCGCTGCCCACTTCTTGGCGTTTGAATACTGCACAACTGGCAGACCTTGCTGAAGCCGCATACTATCTAGATCAAATCCGCAGGGGTTTATAATGTTAGACACACAGGTCTTAATGCGTCGCAGTATTCGTTACTGTTGCGAGCAGCATGGCATTGATATACATCAATTAAGAACTCTACAGCCTGGACTACAAGCCACGCTTCAAGAATATGCCATTGCTGTTCGCGACGAGATGGAATACAACCAACTCAAATACTTTAGACCCTTTCAACACCAATTTAAATTCTTTGCAACTGGACACAGTCAACGCCGTGGCATACTGGCTGCCAANCGTATTGGAAAAACAGTCTCCACCTGTTTTGAAACTGCATATCATCTAACTGGATTNTATCCAGACTGGTGGCAGGGCAAACGCTTTGACAAACCCATAACCGCTATGGTGGCAGGTGAGGGTTGGAGNCANGTAGCATTGGTATTGCAAAACGAATTGCTGGGCACTAACGATGTTAAAATTAAAACAAATATTGGCACTGGTGCTATACCCCGCGACTGTATTGTGTTTGATACTATGCGTAGCGATGGTGCTAATTGCATTGGCGTTGAGATACGTCACACTAGCGGGTCTAACAGCTATTTGCTTTTTGCTAACTACACCCAAGAAGTCAGACAGATGCAGGGATTTAAACTCAACTTGGCAGTATTTGATGAGCAACCGCCTGATGACTTCTTTAGTGAAATTGTTACCCGTACTGCTACTACACAAGGTCAAGTTCTTTGTAGCTTCACACCGCTTAAAGGTCTCAACGGACTTGTAAGTAAATTTTGGAACCATGAAGATGGTTATGAACACATACGTGTAAGTTGGGATGATGTTCCTGAATATGATCCCTGGGGCGAGCCCTTTTTATTAATGTCAACGAGGTTACAACTTGAACGAGATTACTTACCACATGAGCGTGACGCTAGGCGTAATGGTGTGCCTGTTATGGGCAAGGGAGCTGTATTTCAAATCCGCAATTGGCCCACTTACAAAAATGGTGAATATGACTTTAGGAACGTTACTGGTATTCATAGGCTTATTGCTCTTGATTTGGGCTTGGTAAATGACAAAACAGTACTAAGCCTAATCTACTATATGCCACATGAACAGGAAGCGTGGTTGGACAAACAAATAGTAGTCAAGGGCACAGAAGAAGCCAATCCCATAAACTATGTGCAACATCTAATGCGTCCTGAAGTATTTGGCACGCCCATTGTGTTGCCTCCAGATGCAGGCACTGTGGGACGTTATACAATGAGCAGTCTCAGCATACGTCAACTGTTTGAACAATATGAACTAAATGTGTATCCAGAGCCCATACATAATCCTCCAGATGATCAAGGCAAAGTCACTAACCACAAAAGTTTTGGTATCAACATGATGCGTCAAATGATGGAGTTGGGCACACTGCATATCAATGAAAACTGTGTGGAGTTTTTGCGTGAATGTCAAAACTATTTTGTAGATGACAAAGGTCGCTTCAGTGATCCAGATGACTGTATTGACTCAGCACGTTATGCACTACTGGGTTGTTTAAATGGATGGGCAGAACCCTGGGACAGCCGCAGTCCACAACAACGATTCCGTGATGCCAGTCACAACTTAAAAGTACGTCGTACCCAACAAGCACAGATAGAACGTCCAGCTTGGAAACGGGTATACAGTGCGGGCGAATAACCGCTAAATAATATATTGACCCAAGGTATAATCTAAATGCTAAACCTAAAAAACGCTGTAGTAAGCAACTTAAACACAAACAGTGGATCTCTAGCAAGATTCGTAAAAATGAAGAGTTTGTTGGACCAAAAATGTGCNGCAAATCTACGCTTATTNGCAACAAAAAACAACATAAACAGAACCAGTGACTATCATTATCTAGTATTGGCCATTACAGACAGTACAGAACCTGTAAATGGCTTGGACTACATACACCCAGTTGTAAAACCCGTAGTGGATTATGCCAGTGCAGTTATTGTCAAGGGTCTAGCACAAAATGGCGAGATCAATTTTGAATTTGTTGCAGACAATGAAGATGACGAAATAGCATCACGCCAAGCAACAGAAATGGTGCACAAGATCATTAACCAAAACAATGATCCACATTTTATTTTACAACACTGGACAATGGATGCTGCACTGCATAAAAATGGTGAGATGTTGATTGCACCCATGCGTGAACAAGTTACACGTTATGTAACCACACAGGGCACATTGGATCAATTAAAAGCATTTGAACAACAAGCAGAAGAGTCAGGCCTAAAAGTAAAACGCAACACAAGACGTAAAAGCCATGTAGACTTAATAAAAGTTGTAGCAGAAACAAAAGAATTTATCAAAGACGCAGACGAAAAACAAGCACAACAGATCATACAGGATAGAATTGATCGTAGCAAACAATATGCTTCTGGTGAACTACAACATGCACCTTTTGATGACGTCGCAGACGAAAACAATGTACAATTACAAGACGGTGAAGATGCCTTAATGGACAGTATAAACCGCAACACAGTTTATGATGCAGAATATAAACTGACTGGTTACACACTGAACGTAAAATTTCGCCCAATTGCACAACACTATTGGATGTGTGACCCCACTGTGATAGAAATTCAAGAGCAACCATTTTGTGGTTTTTACAAACCCATGAGCATACAGGAAGCAACAGAACTGTATCCAGACATTGACCTAGAGGAGTTTAAAATCTATGCTGAATATTCCAACGTTGGTTCATATCAAGCTGGATCACTCCTTAACAATTTGGCTATTCATGCTCGTGATAGTGTGCCTATTAACGGACTTCCTGCACAGGGTTATTCCGCTCAGGAGCCTGAAGCACGACAAGTCACTGTTCTTACTGTTTGGAATCGTTACGATATTGATGGTGATGGAGAGTTGGAACTTGTTGAACTTATCTACAGTGGCCAGTACGTTATTTCAGCTAGAGAAGTAGAATTTATTCCTGTGGCCAACATGGTACCAAAACCCCTGCCACAAAACTTCTATGGAATGGCCATTGCTGAATCAGTAGTGCCCATGCAGGAATATATGACATCAGGATATCGTGCAGAACTCATGATGGGCTTGCTACAATCAACTCCACGCACTGGTGTCAAACCAGATAGAGTAGACTTTGAAATGATACAGGATGGCGAAGCAGCTATCTTTATCCTAGACAGCAAATTTGATCCTGCAAAAGATATCTATTCTATGCCTATACCACAGGGCAACCCCACATTCATGGACAATACCTTACAACGTATGCAACAGGACCAAATGAGCATGGTGGGTATGACATCACCACAGGATGTATTCAATCCAGAAGTAATGGATCCAGGTAATTCAGGAGCTAAACTAAATCTAGCACTAAGTCCAAACCAAATTATACAAGACAACACAGTTAAAAATTGTGCTGAAGGTTTGAAGGATGCTATTTGGTTGATATGGAGAACATTAATTGCACACGCAGATGACTATGGTGTTAAAAAACTAGCACAAGAGTTCCATCCAGAAGGCAAACCCATATTCTTAGATGCAGAAGCATTTGAAAACTATGATTACAATGAACGTAAAACTATTCACATTGAACTAGCACTGGGAATGAACAGTGAAGAAAACAGTTTACAACGTAGCCAAATGATCAAACAGGCACAAACACAATTTAATGCAGAATTGCAAGCGGCAATTGCACAAGGCATAAGTGATCCCAACATATTCAAGAAGATGCGTAAGCCCTATGAAGATATGTTGTATACATTAAGCGTAAAAGAAGCAGACACTTATTTGATTACGTTTGAAGAAGCCAGCACTATGGCACAACAAGCACAACAACGTGCACAACAAGCTGCACAGGCCGCACAACAAAATCCTCCTGCTAAAGATCTCAAAGACAAAGCAGGTGCTGCGTTGGATCAAGCACGTGCACAGGAAATTATTGCCAATACACAGGGCAGCAGTGCCAAAATGCAATTGGATGGTTACAGTCTAGTTGACGAACATAAAGCCAGAGCATTTTAATTACATAAATAACCTTATAAGGTAATGCAATGATTATAAATGACGATGTCGTTGAGGCGTTCAACAAACGCCTTAACGTAGATCCCAATAATATTAAAACAATGACACCAAGCCAATTGGATCGTGTCAAAGAGATTGGTACACAAGCAGAAAATCTAATGAAGAATAGAGATTTTGCTTACTTTGTACATACATTTAAATTTGATCGCATTGATGTGTTAACAGAACTAGGTGGACACACAGCAGATCAAAATGCAGAGAGAATTGCAATAGCAAATCAACTCTCTGGACTTGATGAATTTATTAAATCGCTTAAAAGAGCGGTTTATTACAAGAATCGCGTGGTAAGTCAGCAGAATAGCCAAGTGGCACCTGCAGGCCCCATAGCATAAAAGAGGAGTCACTATGGAAAACATAGTAGTTGACAGGCCTAATCTCCAACCAGAGACGGTACCTGTCGCAGAAGCCAGTGTTGGACTGGATGCAATAGCAGCGAAAATGGCCGCGATGCGTAACCATGTAGCAGCTACCATACAACCTGGGACGGGTACTGATGCTGAGGCAAAGGCAAAAGCCCCCGTGGCACCACAGGGTGTTGAAGTAAAGGATGAAAATCCTGAGAGCGATACCAATTTGATTGAGCCAGAAGTTGCTGAACCAGAAGCAGAGTATAGTGAAAGCATTGATGAAGCGGACGCCCCCCAAGAGGTAAGCCAAGCAGATTCAACTGAAGCAGAAGTAATTGATTTTCTTGATTTTGCGGAAACGCATCCCAACGCTAAATTTAAATTTATGCGTAATGGCAAGGAAATTGAAATTGATGCCAAGAAAGCTGCAGCTATATTAGGTCAAGGAGCCGCAATTAGCGAAGAAGCAAGACAACTTAAGATCCAAAAAGCAGAGTTTGATGAATATCTTCAAACTAAAAAAACTGAAACTGATGGGCTTATGTTGGCAATGGAGTTTACGGTTCGTCCTCAGCTACAAAAGGCTTATGACGACATTATCAAGGTACAACAATACCAAAATGTGTTTAAGCAACAACTGGCACAGACATCTGATCCTGCACAACAGGCAAAGATTCAAGCTAGTATGCAACAGAATGAACGCTACCTACAACAAGTAGCACAGACTGTGAATACGCTTAAACCCAATGTGGAACAGTTTTACCAAATGCGTAGCAATCAAGTACGCGAAGTTTTAGAAAATAATCGCAAACAATTCCAAGATAAGGAATTGCGTAATTCTGCGATATATGAAGAGACTCGTGATAAGATTGCCAAGGGATGGGCAGCAGCCAATAACCAAATGGTTCCTGGTGTCAACAATATAGATCTAATTGCCAGTGACGAACATATTTTAAGTTTGTTACGTGATGGATTAAAATATAGAGACAGACCCAAATCCAAGACAGCAGGCAGTAGTTTTGCCGCAGTCACAACACGCAACACCCGTAGTTCAGTGCCATCAGGACGTCAAGGAGATGAAGTTTCTAGCCTTCGTGAAAAAGCCAAGAGTGGCGATAAAAAAGCCGCTGATAATCTACTTGTAGCACAATTGTCTGCATTAAGAGCAGCAAGAGGTGGAGCAAGAAGATAAAAGCCAATATTATAATAAAGGAGAAATATTATGGCAGCACAAGGTTATAATTCAACCGCAGTCATTGGCAATGGTACAGGTTCATACCAAACTGATATCGTTGTTAAAGACTTAGACTTAGACGTTTCAAATCGCGTTAAAGATGACACACCTGTTCTAAACATGTGTATGGCTAAAAAGCGTAAAGTTGTTAGCACTTTACCATTGTGGACAAATGACGTTTATCGTCTACCACAAATCCAAGCTAACCAAGAAGGCCAAGCAGTAAGNTCAGGCCTAGTTGAATCACAAAGCCGTGCTAACTTGGGTAACTATACTCAAATTTTCAGCACAGTAGTTGGTGCAACTGGTACAGCACGTGCAGTTGAGCAATCTGGTGGTGACCCACAAGCATATCAAGAAGTCAAGCAATTGNTTGAATTNANGNNNGNNNNG